ATTCTCACAAGAGCACGCGATGCACTGTCATCTTCGGTCAGCGTATCCCAGTCAGTTGAGTCACGAGCAATAGCACAACCACTAGCATTGTAGCCATTACTTGCACTAACTTCAACTAAATCGCTCATATTATTGATACTAGCACCTGGAGCAGTAGAACACGCAGCTAATAGTCTGACGGTAAAGCTAGCGGGACTGCCACCAGTATTGCGGAAATAACCATCGAGTAAAAGGTACTTGCCCTTATTGGTAATTCCAGCCATGAAAACCTCCTAATTAAATCGGCCTCAAATACCAGGCCGTTCTAAACAAACTAGCAGCAGTAACCCCGTTCCAGAACTGCACTTTTACAGCGTTACCGACAACATCAACTGAAATCGCACTTGCAGCAGATGCAGTAACAGTATAACTGGCACTTGTCAGGTCCCAATTCTGCCCAAGATTAGCTGATTGCAATATATTAAGACCACTAGCCGCACCAACGGCAGCACTTGCGTTAGACCAAAAAACACCAACAAGTTTGGCGTAGCCATTACATACCGCACTGCCACTAATGCTTGCGCTTAGGGCAAGTGAAGCTGTGCTTTCCAAAACTGCTGGAGCAGATTGAACATATATTTTAGACATACATACCCTCCGACTAGAACGTTTGTTCTACGTCACACAATTAAGGCAGGGAAGATCAGCTAAACAATCGCAAAGAAGTCAAATGTCAATGTAGAGGCATTAGTACCAGCATGACCAGCACTAAGAAAACTGGCAGAGATCCCACCAGCAAGACTAGCGGTAACGGCATAGCAAAGCACGCCATTGCTTGTACTACCGGACATAACAAAGACCTTAGAATTAGCATTGAGTCCTGAAACGGCTGCACTAGCAGCAACGCTAGGGCCAGAAGCGGTTATTTGAGGAACACAAGCGGAGAACTGACCATATAGAAGCTCAGAAACAACCGATCCACCAGCGCCAATCTGAGTCCCACCTTTAGAAATATGTTTACGACGGGTTTTAAAACTAGCCATTGAAATACTCCTTTCGGGGGCAACCCGAAACATCCGTCAAGATTTTATTAAGTTTTTATTCTCTCAATCTAGGGGCAACCTAGACCTTCTTATAGCTTTACTTTTTAGAGGGCTATAAGGAAATCTCTAAAAAGAGATCAAACCGCATTGTAAACGATGGCCCCGGAGTCACTTGCCGCGATCACTTCGTCGGTGTAGTGAGAGACCTCCATAACATCTTGCCGTTCTTGGTCTTCTCTAAACCTACGAGATTCACGCGCACCCCATTGCAGGGTAAAACCAGCCGAGGGAGTCAAGAGAGTAGCATTTGGTGCAACATAACCAACCCAAAAGACATCGCCCCAAATATACAGCATAGAGGCGGTTTGTCCCTCAATAGCTGAGTCATACAGAGAGTTACCAATCAAGAGTTTCTCCAGACCAAACCAGCCAGCCAAATCACTTGGCATAGGAACGCCACCATTACGAGTATATTTCACACGATCAAGTAAATCGGGGTGGTTTTTAAGGTATCTCCACACATCCCAAGACATCACACCAACATTGGCTTGCCGGCCAATGGTTGACACAACGCCATTAATGGCAGCCTCAATATCGCCAAGAGGATCGGCGGTATCAGCTGTCCATTGAGTTGTTGGAGATGCAGCATAAGCCCAGTTTGCCGAGGCAGTAACCAGCGTAGCCACACGCCGCTCAACGCCACGCAAGAGCGCATCGGTAACAAACTCCGTTGCCTCAACATCGGGACGCAGAGGACTATCGGCATTAGCACGCACTTCATCAGGCACAGCCTTAGCCAGTGCATAGTTAATCGCAACATAGCTTGCCGTAGACAAGGTGTAATCTGCACGTTGAGCACGCGTACCAGGAGCACGCTGCTTGACTATATCGCGAAACCAAGCTTGTTTATCAAAGATAAAATAGAAGTCTGTCTGTTTAGCCACAGGCACAATTGGGAAAATCTGATCGTAAATGTAGCTTTCGTTCCTATAGGCAATAGAGAACTGAGACAGAGCACCATCTAAATGAACATCACGCGGGGTAGGGGTAGGCATTATTAATATCCTCCTTTATGGGGTATTATCAGCGCCGGTTGTAGCAACAGGGACTAAGAGAATTTCAATAGTTCCCGCACCGCTTGATAGCGCTTGAAGAGCAATGCCCGCCGCCGTAGCACTAGCAGACGCCTGAACAATCGCAAGACCATGAGAACCACAAGTAACAAAGTCACCATAGCCGATTGCATTAGACGCCGAAACTTTAGTAGTACCAAGCACGCGGATTGCCCCTGGTTCACCTTGGCGCGGATCATTCTGCAACACACCCAAGGGAACAGGGTTTGATCCACCAGTGCCAACTTTGAACTCACCGGCAACAGAGCCAGTAGTAACAAACTTCCATTGGTGGTTGGCCATATCAGCATTAGCTAACAGATGGCCCATATCGAAACCAAAACCAGAGTAAGGTGTAGACATTATTTCTTTACTCCTTTAATTGCCAGTCTGCGATCA